TACTTTTGTATCTCTACTCTTGACCGCATTGCGCCTATAGACATTAACCAATTCCTGACCTGATCATTTTATTATATGGTGTAGCTCCGAACCTTGTAACCTTATAAGGATTTATTAAAGTTGGAATAATTGGTGATAATGAAATTTTTCTGCCCTCATCATCGCCTCTATGCTCATACATAAATGACATATACTGCATCATAGCCATTCTGATAGGCTCTGGAACGCTATTAGGTGTTGCTCCATAACCAGCTACAAAAGTTACCTTAATGCCATTGGAAGCTCTTATATCGCTTGGGAATGTTCCATTGTCTCTCAAAACAATTTTACCTACATCCCCATATATATCCACATAATAGTTTGAAGCATTCCAAGTATGTTCAGTGTTATCATCTTTGTAATACTTAACATTTGTTACGCTAACCACTGGCGCTTTTGCTATTTCTATCTCTGAAATATTTTTAATTAAAGAAGGACCTGTTTTCATTCCTTCCCAATAAGGTTCAGGGGTGTTGTCAACATACCCATCTAAGTGCTGTGCAAATGTTGTATTAATTAAAGCTCTGCCCGTGTAATTTTCAGCCCAAATTCTGGATGCAGTAATATAAGAACGTACTTGGCTATCATCTATATCATCATCCAACCTAAGTTGCTCACGCGCTTCCACACGGCTTATAGGCTCAATGCTTGGCCCAGTTACTATTTCTAAACCTGACATTTACCAAAACCTCTCATTTTATTTCTTTGCTTTGCTTGGGCTACTAACTTTTTTAGTTTCCGTCGGCCCTGCGTTACCGCCTATTTCATGAGCCATACCCATGTCTATGAAGCCTTTAAAAATTTCGTCTTGCCACTTACCTTGTGACTTATACTCTTTACCAATTTCATAAGTTGCCGTTTCAGCGCCATCTTCTCTGGTAATTCCAATTGATGATTTAATCATAGTAATTTTCATCTGGGTACTCCCTTATTGAAAGTTGGGGGGCGCAAACCCCCCGACCATTTTTATGATGTAGCGTGCTTTAGAACGCGCATTGCTTCTGCCAATACAACTTCACCACCAACACGACGACGAGCGATATAACGCACGTTTCCTGTTGAAGCTTGTGAGTATGGGTCACGCAATACTGATAAAGATACACGATCAACAATCATGTAACCTCGTCTGAAGTCACCATAATATACTGATTTTGCACCAGAAGCCGCATCAGCAACATCAGGACACTCAAGATATGGTGAACCTAAGATTGTGTTTGGCAAGCCAGCCTGACCAGAGAAACCAGTTTGGAAGATGTACTGACCAGCAGTGTCTTTCAATTTACGGATTACACCTAGTGTATTGCGATTTAGCAAGAATGTAGCATTACGTGCATAATCTGTTTTCAAGCCATGAACCAAATCCATTAGGTTATCTGTAGAAATAGCCGCTGAAGCCGCACCAGTTGCTGTATGAGCTACTGTATTTGCGTTTGATATACCTGTTGGTTTGTTTGTGCCATTACCAGCAATGAACGCCGCGCCTTCAGCTTTTGCAAACTGTTCAGCGAATTCAATGTTCATTTCAGCTTCTAAGTCAAACACGCTATCTTCAAGCAACTGTGATGAAATGTCTACTAAAGCGTACATTTCGTGCGTTGGGATAGTGTTCAAGGAAGTTGTGTAGCCAGTTGTCTCTGAACGAGTACCGCTTTCAGCAGTCCAAGCCGCCGCAAATGATGCAGTTTTGCTTGGAACTTCAATTTCTTTGTTTGAAGTTTGACGAATACGAGCAACAGAACGTACTGGGGAAATCTCAGTGATCACCTTCAATAGCTCTTCAACATATTCAGCAGGGGCTAAGTTACCAGCAGTTGCCGCTGTACCCACAGTTAAAGCTTTAAGCTCCATTGGGTCCATTTGGCTTTCGCCTTTACGCATGAAATTGTCCCATGCTTTCAATGAAAGGTCTACTTCTTTAGCTTCCATGAAATTAGCTGGGCGCTTTAAAAGTGTTTCGATTTCATTTAACTTAGCTTCAAAGCCTTCAGCATGTTTTTGCTGTTGCACAAGCTTCTGGTTAACATTCTCAAAGCGATCAAGATCACCTTCGATTTTTGCTAACTTTTCTTCAGTTAAAGGATCAGCAGAACCTTTAGCTTCGATTTCCGCAAGACGCTGATCATTGGCTGATTTGAATTCTTCAAATGCCGTTGCCATAGCGTCTACGGCTGTTTTGACTTCTTCTGTCATTTTATTTTCCTTCCGTAGAATTAGGATTTAAGGATGTTAGTAAAGCGGTCTAACGCTTCGAGAACTTTAGGCTGTTCCTCTTTCACAGCATCCCGCTGTTCTAGTGCCTTGGTAACGGCTGATGCCGCCGCCTTTGCCTCATTCCGTGAAAGGTTTCCTACATCCCGTAGAACTTCCTCCCACTCCCGAATGGTGCGATCTGTGCCTTTAACCGCCTGAACCCTTGCGCGGGGGTTCATTGGGAAAGTGACAGCAGAAATTTCCATCAAATCGACGGATTTCAAATAACGGCGTTTGCCCTTATCATCATATTCAATACTTTTTGGGTCAACCTTGTAGCCTATAGAAAGCCCGTCTAGCGCGCCCATCTTCATTAGCTCATAAACTTCACGGCCACGCTGTGTACCCATTGCCAAGCGCCCTTTGACCTTTAAACCACGTTTATCTTCAATGATTTCGTCAAATACGCCAATTGGCTCATCTTGTTTGTGTTGGTAGAGAAGTTTTACGGCTTTAGCGCCTTTTCTTCCAATTGATTTAGCGAATGCGCCTTCGACAACAATGTCATTACCAAGGTCTTTGTTACCAAATACAGAACCATAACCAGAGAAAACGCCTTGAGCTTCCTCATCCTTATCCGTCTTGTATTCAAACGCTACATCTATTTGTTCACTTTTGATTTCATGATCTTCAACTTGGTGATCAAGATCAACACCGACCTCATCTGTCATTTTTTTGCCCTCGTCAAACTGACTGATACAAACCGCAATCCTCTGATCATTGCCCGTATATTCACTTGTTATCTTGTCATCACCAACACAGCGATCAATAAAGCTTTGTCGATCTTCCCCCAAACTAGGTTTTGGTAATGGCATAGAATACTCCAAATTATTGCCTACAATCTAACACATAACACCATTACGGGTCAAAGGCTAGTTGTGTTGGCTTAAAGTCTATTAGTTTTGAAAGCCAAAGTCTTTCTAATTTTCCCATAATAATACTTTCTATACCCTGCTCTCTATAATCTAATAAAGGAAATAATCTTTGTATTTCTTTAAAATCATCTTTTGTTATATTTTCATCTTTTGCCAATATATCGTTTATTTTATCTAAATTTTTTGCCATTAAATAATTCCTCCAACAATTCTAAAAACTCTGTCGTTACTAAATCATCTTTTCTATTCATTGCGAACAAGCTGAATTGTTCAGCAAACCATTCGTAAGCATCTTGTTCTGCATAGCGTGTTGAAAAGATTTTTTCTCTTTTCTTTTTAAATTTGAACTTACTTAAAAAATACTTTTTTACTTTAGCTTCAGTTGGCCTTCCAACTAAATGCCCGTTTGATGTAATTTGCGCTTTAAGGTATTGATGAATATGATGGCCAAATTCATGATACATTGTAGACCTCATGTGATCTAAACCATTATTAAAATACTTTTCTGATGTGTATGGCTTTGCGCCACCTATAGTATAGTTATCAAATTTTTCATATTTTTCTAAATTACGCCCATTTTGTCTTAAATCTACCCTTCTTTGATTTTTGAGCATAATTTCAGCTTTTATTGCTTCTAATCTGTCAAAAATTTGGGCAGTAGTAAAAATCCCAGCATCTCTATCGTCTAATAGTTTATTTCTTTCGCGGCTAAGAATTATCAATTCATCACTTATACTAACAAGTTCCTTATCTATGATAGAAAGTTTTTTACTAACAATTTTTGGGTCAGTTGGGTCACGCATATCTTTTGCAAATCGAGCAAAATATTCGGGATTAATATTCATTACGCCATCGCCCTGTGACGCTATGGCTCTTCCAGCGCCTAAATTATACCCACGCATCCTTGGTATTTCTAAAAAATCTGAAAAATAATTAAGTTCTGTATTTATAACAGCCATCATTTTTATTACGTCATCTTCTAAATTTTGAAAATTCCCATACATTCTGCCATATTGTGTAGTCTTAACACCTTGAAATAATGGCACTGAATTATATCCAACATTCTCAGATGCTTCTTTTAAGTCTTTCCTCAATCTATCATATGCTTCTTTGGGCTTCATGACTGGGAAGCTCTCATTGTTGTAACTGTCTATTACTGGTGATTTGAATGTATTGGTTACTGCATAAGTCTTAAATGGGCTTATGTTGATAGGGTCAACTGGTGCAACAGGTACTTGTGGTACTGGTACAACAGGCGCTACTGGTGTGACAGGTGTTGCATCATCAAACAATGCATCCTCATCTGTGAAATAAATAGCCAAACATCTGCAATTTATGTTGTTACCAGCGCCGCCAGAGCCATCATGTGGATATGACATTTCAACAGTAGCACCCTTGTATGGCACTAAAAACTTCTCATCTATACCAACTTCCTGACCATTTGCGGCGCTGTGACCTGTCCTAGTCCTAGCATCAGAGACTGAAACCCATCTTTTGCGTTGGGCTGGTAATGCAAGCTCTCTTGTAGCTGTATCAGTTGCAAATGAAGCCGCCGCATGAGTTTCCGTTCTGGCAATAGTGACAGCCCTAGACCTACCAATGCTTCCAAATGTTCGCTCTTGTATAAGTTTCCCTATCTTTGATGCACCTAAACCTTCTTTTTCCCCATCAAGTATAGCTTTATTGATAAGTTTACCTGTAGTTTCGGCAATCCCAGTTATTTTAGCTCCAGCATTCATAAACGTATAATCAAAAACCAACTGGCTGAACCTGTCAGCCTTACGATTTGTGTAAACCCTATCTGCAAATTTCTCGATTACAGCTCTATAGCTGGCTTCAAATACTTTCCTTAGATCATTTTCTAGCGGTATTAAGCTTTGATAAATATCCCCAGAGCGCATGTATTCCGCTGATGCAGATTTCCCTGTTCGCTTAAACACAAGCATCAGGCGACTTGTCATAGACCTTTCAAACTGCATTCTAAGGCGATTGACCTCTTTAATTTCCTTTGCAATGGAAACTCTAGTCTTGCTGGCTTTGATAAATACTGGAAATGTCATAGCTTTTTATACCATTAATAACTTTTTTGGTCTATTTCTATTATTATGTAAATAAATTGTTGACACTATATTGGCTACGCTTTAATACTTATTATATCAAATGTTAGTTAAACTAAGGAGAACTCAAATGATATTTGCTGGTAAAAATGAAATTAACGCAAAAGAAAACGCCCGAAAAGCTTCACTTGAAAATAAGGGTAAATATATAACTTTATATGCCTGTTTTGGTATATATATGCAAATATCAAAAAGGGTAAATGTTTTTGACCCAAG